ATCTAATTGTATGCTCAAACCAACAAGAATATTTACAAACTTTATTCGGTGGAATTATAAATTATGTAGATGAAAGCACAAAATATTATGCAATAGATATAGCTATTCTAGATAAGAAAATCGCAATGGAATTTTCTGGTTCTGGACATAATTTACAAGTAAAATTCGGTAATTTAAGTCAAGAGGAATTTAAAAATAAAGAAATTGTAAGATATCAAATTTTAAAAAGAAATGGTTGGAAACAGATACATATTAAATCTCCATACGATTATTTACCATCTGATGAAATTTTATTGGAAGAATATAATAAAGCGTTGGAATGGTTTAAATTAGATGGCGTTGGATATTCGCACTATAATATTGAATTAGGTAAAAAGATTAACGATGATAAATATGGGAAATTAAGAAGAATAACAAATAAAGATTTAGAAGAGGTTGGTTGAATGCTAATTTCTTCTTTATTAATTTTAGGAGAATGTATTTATGCCAAAATTAAAGAAACAAACAGCATTACAAAAAGAAAAAACGATAAAAAATAACGAGGACTTGTATTGTAGAAAATGTCAAAAAACAATGAGCAACTCTAATTTCTATGAGGCAACTAACCCCCTGTTGGATACAAATGGTTTTATGTCTATATGTAGAACATGTTGTAATAGTATTTATGATGGTTATTTTTCTATTAACAACAATATGGAAAATTCCATATATCTTACTTGTAGAGACCTTGATGTGTGTTTTAATAAGCTTGCATTTAAATCTTTACAAACACATGTGGAGTCTTTGCTGTCAAAAGGTAAAACATCAGATAAGATATTTGGGTTATACAAAAGCAAATTAGGGTCTACAGCAAAATCGTCAAATGGAATTGTTGATTTTAGATTTAAAGATAGTGATGCGGTTATTGAACAAGTGAATGCTATTAATGAAAAATTACTTAATTCAGATGAGTATGAAAGTGTTGAATTGGAATATTTAAAAATTAAGTGGGGAACCGATTTGCCAATCTCTGAACTAACTTGGTTGGAGCAGAAGCATAATGAATGGTATGACAATTATGATATACAAGGCAAAGCAATGGAACTTCTTGTTCAACAATTATGTTTTGAGGAATTATTTGTTTATAAAGAAAGACAAACTGGTGAAGATGTTTCTAAAAGATTAAAAAGTATTCAAGACATGATGAAAAGTAGTAAATTATCACCAAGACAAGAAACAGCATCTGAACAAGCAGAATTTCAAACTATTACAGAGTTTATTAAAAAAGTTGAGCAAACAAAACCATTTGTAAAAACTAATCCAGAATTTGCTGATCCAGATAATTTTAAAAGTATGTGGAGATCAATGAGTGGAGCAATAAAAAGAACTGCCGGAAAACAAGATGAAGATACACAGGTATTCGATGAATATTTTAAAGATTCAACGATGGATTTGTCTAATTTGTCTGGAAAAGAAGGTCAATAAATATGGCATCTTATACTAAAGGATTTCAATTGGATGAAGACAAATATAAAAATAGTAGCAATATATATTTGAGAAAAAGTAAAAACAAAAGAAAAGACAACAAAACTGAAGATTTTTGGGAGAATTTTGAGTATTATGTTACATATTATAGAAACAACCCCCATCGTTTTTGTATTGAGTTTTTGGGAATTAATTTACATTGGTGGCAACAATTTATTTTATGGATGATGTGGCATACTGGAAACACGATTTTCTTGGCCAGTAGAGGCATAGGAAAGACATATTTGACAATGGTATATTGTATTGCAAAATCTTGTCTTTTTCCGGGAACAGTTATCCGTGTCGCTGCAGCCAATAAAAAACAGGCTGCCCTATTATTAGCAAAAGTAAAAGAAATACAAAGAAATTGTCCAATGGTAGCAAGAGAAATAGCAGATATTAGTTTGGCGAAAGATGAAGCAAAAATTTTGTTTCACGGTGGTAGTGAAGTGGCTACTGTTGTTGCAAGCGATAATGCCAGAGGAGAACGTTGTCAAATATTAATTGTTGATGAACGAGAAATTGTAGATAAAGATATTATTGATAAGGTTTTTATTCCATTCTTGACAGCTACAAGGCAACCACCTTATTTAAAATATGCTGAATATAAACATTTGAAAGATTTAGAAACAAACCATTTTATAGAACTATCTAGTATTGGTTCTAAAACAAGTAGTTTGTATACTGAATTCGAACAGTATCTAAGTTTTATAAGAGAAGATAGCGAAGATTACTGTGTTTTTAGTTTACCTTATCAATTCGGATTATCTTCTGGTGTAATTAATAGAAAAACAATTGAAAAAATGATCAAAGAAAGCACTACTAGTATTGAAGCATTTAAACAAGAAATGGAAGTTATTCCAACTGGAGATAACGAAAGTTCTATGTTTAGATTTGAAGATTTAAATAGGTGTAGAAAAATCCATGTTCCTCTAATACCAATTAGTGATGATGAATATTTAGAATATAGAGGCGACATTAAAAAAAGCCGTTTTTACCAAAAAAAAGAAAAAGACGAATTAAGATTAATTAGTTTTGACGTTGCACTTATGTCTTCTAGAGCAAATGATAATTCTGCTTTTACTGTATTTAGGTTAACTTTAAATGGGGATGAATATATCAAAGAAATTGCTTACATAGAAACAATGAATGGTGTCAATGTTGAACCTCAAATTTTAAGGTTTAAGCAGTTATTTTACGATTTAGAATGTGATTTTGCAGTTTTGGATTGTGGAGGTATGGGGCAAACTTTTTATGACTTATGTACAAAAAAAACTGAAGATCCATTAAGAAATAAAAAATATCCTGCTTGGAAGACGAGAAATCATAACGATAAATTAGAGGAACGTGTAATTGACGATAGTGCCGAACCTCTATTATTTACTATCAAAGTATCTGGGGCAAGTGCTTCAACTGTTCATGCAAATATGGTGGGGAGAGCTAAATTAAATTTTGAAAAAAGAAAAGTTAAATTATTATTGTCAGAGGAAGATATCGTAGAAGAATTAGATAAAAGATACAAATATAATTATCTCTTAATGAATGATAACTCTCAAGACAATGAAAAGGCAACAAGATTGATTATGCCTTTTTATAATACTTCTAGATTAATAAATGAAGCAGTAAATACACAAGTAATTAGAATGAAGTCAGGTGGTATAGAAATTGATGAGAAAACTGGTAGAAAAGATATTTTAATGTCCATGTTGTATGGTTTGCATTTTATTGATTTGTTAGAACAAGATTTAATTAAAGACAAAGAGAGTGATTTAGACATCTCAAAATTATTCTCATTCCGTAAACCCCAAATCCGTAAAAGATAGGTGGTGAAAAACTATTGACTGAACAAAATGAAAATAATAATAATTTTAATAACACAAATTCTAATAATACAAACATAACAACAGAAACAATCGCAACTAATATCCCATTATCTAAAGATGATTTGCAGTTTCAGAAATTAATGCAATTTGCAAATCTTGCAAAATACGTAAAAAGAGATTTGAATGATACACAGCAAATAGAATCTACTTTTCACAAAAATTTTAAGAAATCTGATGTTCTTTTGTGGATGGGGAACCCTCGTAAACACGAAAAGAAATTAAGAGATTTATCAAGATTTTTATATGATAGTTCTGCTCATTATAAAAGACTTTGCCAATATTTTTCAACAATGCTTACTTTTGATTATGTAGTAGAAGCATATAATCAACAAGAATTCAAGAAAGATAAGAAATTTATTGAAGATGTTCAAAAGAAATATATTAATACAATAAATTATTTAGAAGTTATGAACATTAAGCATGAATTTTCTAAATTGATTTCAAGGATTTTTGTAGATGACATTGTTTATGGTTATGAATATAATCTTAAAAATTCATACTTCTTCGATATTCTAAACCCAGATTTCTGTGCTATAAGTAGTATCGAGGATGGGGTGCTAAATTACTCATACAATTTTCACTTTTTTGACTTGTATCCAAAAGAACTAGAAAGATATGCAGATGAATTTAAGGTAAAATATGAGATCTACAAATCAGACAAAAAAAATAAAAAATGGCAAGAACTTGATTCAAGTAAAACTATATGTATAAAAGCAAATCAAACTGTTGATTATCCTATACCTCCCTTCTCTGCCGTGTTTGAAGATATTTATGCATTAGAATCTTATAAGGAAATTCAATTATCTAAGACAGAATTAGAGAATTATCTACTCCTTGTAGCGAAGATACCTTATTTGAAGGATAGTGGTCAGAGCAATAATTTTAGTTTAACTTTAGATAAAGCTGTAGAATACTTCAATATGATGTCTGAAAGTTTGCCAGACCAAATTGGGGCAATTTTGAGTCCCTTCGATGAAATTTCATCTATAAAATTAAATAAATCTGATAAAGATTTAAATGGAGTAGCATTAGCAGAAGACTCTATCTATAATTCAGCCGGAGTCCCAAAATTAATTTTTAATTCCGACAAAGCGTCTGGTGCTGCCCTGAATAAATCAATTTTAAATGATGAATGTGTAATGTTTGATATAC